GTGCCTAATATTCTTTGTATAGATATCGAGGGCGTACGAGAGAATTTTAAGGTTTTAGAAAGCGGTAGACATACATATTGCCCATTAATTGAGATCAAGGAGTGTAAAGAACAATGAATATCATGGATGTTATTTATTTACTAATGAATTGTGTCGTTACAGCATCTATTACTGTGACTATAGCGTCAGCTCTTTGGTCTATATTGGTACTTCTGACTGACAGCAGTGACAGACATAGCCGCTTATATGTCATTACTTACACTACAGGGGCTATAACACTTATATTATTTGGAATAAAATTTCTCGTAGGATGGTTGAAATGACCAATCATAAAATATGTGTTTACAGACAAGGCGGCATAAAAAATGTATGAAATAGGACCGAATTTATCAATGGTATTAATGGCTATATTGACCGTAGTTTTTATAGCTGTTTTTGGATATTTTGACACAAGAAGGTGAAGAAAAATGCGTGAAATATTATTTAGAGGTAAAGACAGTATCACTAAAAGTTGGGTATATGGGGCACTTGTACAACAACAGGACGACCCTTTAAAAGAAAAAGCGTTTATTATTAGTTATTCAAATTATCAGTTTGGTGATTTTTCAGAAGCGGTTATGCATGAAGTTGACCCTGAAACTGTTGGTCAGTGTACTGGGTTTGGTGATAAGAACGGCAACAAGATATTTGAAGGCGATATCGTCTGTATGGACGATTGGATACCACCATGTATGCAGGTAGCTTATGCACAGGGAGCTTTCTACTTAGCGGAAATTGAAAAACCAGTTAAATATTATGGTGACATTTATTATTTAAACCATGGTGGGAAACCTTATGCAAAAGTTATCGGCAATATCTATGATGATTTGAGCTACTAAAGGAGCGGTGAATAATATGGAATTGATAGATAAAGATGCTTTAGTGGAATATTTAGAGAGAATGGGAAATGAAATATATCCAGGCAATGATGAATATTTTCTAGGACAGAAAACAGGTTTAATGAAAGTCGTTGGTGTTGTAATAACCTTTCCTGCAGTAGAGGAACGTGAGCAAGGATGTTGGAAAAATGGCTGCTGTACCGTATGTGGTGAATCTGCTGCAACCGATAGCCACTTTGACTTTATACCCGAGGAAGAGCAGAAATATTGCTGGAATTGCGGGGCTATTATGGACGGTGAAACCGAATGAACATACTAAAGATAGAAAGAGCAATAGCTTTATTAAAACCAATCGTTTGGAAAATGCCTGTGAATAAGAAAAGAGAGGCTTATATAACTTTATTGACAGCTGCTCAAAAGCAACTACCACAAGAAGTAAATTTGGTAGTCGAAGAGCATTTTATACCAAACTGTCCTTTCCCACAACAAATACCTAAAGGCTGGGCATGTCCTGTATGCGGACGTGAGGTAGATGATGATGCTCACTACTGCAAATACTGCGGTCAAGCTATATGTGATGATTAAGGAGTGAAGACATGAATTATCCTGATCTAATAAAATGGATATTTGAATTTGTATATGAACATTGGATATTAACGTTTTTGTTTATATTAGTTTTAAGAAGGTTTAGTATTTTTACAATAAATCTATCAGATAAGAAGAGCGATACAAATGTTATTAACAATAGAGAGCAAGTTTAATATAGGGGATAATGTGCATGTGCCTAAGGGAGAATGTAAAGTACTTGGTGTCAAACTAGATTCTAAAGGTATCTTATATTTGCTTGAAAGTGCAGACGGTACGAGAGAATGGGTGCAAGAATATTGGGTTGTTGAGGGCGAACAAGAACATAAACACGAAGAGTTTAAGGAGGCTATTTTGAACCAACTCGTAGAAGACAGCATAAATCCTTTTGGAGCATTATTTAGGCGATTAAAAAAGAAAAGCTAGAAGGAGACTGATATGCTAATAGAACGGTATATTAAGCATGTAGAGCGGTACTTTTGGGATCGTAAGCAAATACAAAAAGTTGTTGATGAAGAAAAAGAGCAACGTACTGCAAGGAAAGGGCATACGGGCGGTGGGGGTCATGCTTTTATTAGTAATCCAACAGAAACAGCAGCATTAAAAAACATTGAGCCAGTACGTATGATATCGTTTGGATATGGACCATATCAGTCGATAATAATGAACCCGGATCTATGGCTTGAAGTTGTCGCAGAAACCTATAAGATACATGAGAATCAGCTTACTGGTAAAGTTATGTATCAAAAATATGAAAAAAGGAAGCCGATGAAAATAATTGCAGAATTAACCGGCGTAAATAGAGATACCTGTTATGAATTTCGTAAGGAGTTTCTCCGAGATGCTGTTGGTTTGGCATTGAAAAAAGGTTTGATAAAATAAAAAAGTTTCCGACATATTACCTGTTTTGATGAGTTAAAATAGTATTGTAAGTAAGTGGGCTTACAACAAAGCCCGTGTAGCTCAGACCACGGGTACGGCATAGATGGGGAACACCTATCCACGCTTAAAGGTGCGTGTGTTGTTTGGGTAATCCGGCAACTGCTCGACCCTGCCGTTGGGGTGATACAGCGGCATATTTAATTGAGGTACTAACATGTTAAAGCAAACATTAATGTTTTTAGTAGCCCTAACCTTGATAGAGGGATATTGGAAGGCTGTAGAAAGAGCTATAGACGGCTATGTAACAACACGACCAGTTGATCTTGTTATAGGCGTAACATGGGCAGCAAGCGTGGTGTGGTGTAGTAAATAATATTGGAGAGTGCTTAAAAATGAAATATAAAAAGAAACCAGTATCTGTAGAAGCATTTCAATTTGATGGTGATTTAAAAGGAAGTGATGGCAAATATTATGTGCCAGAGTGGGCGGTAAAAGCATTTGAAGAAGGAATTTTGTACTTTGATGCCTTAACTCCAGATACTCCACCTATTGAATTGTTTATTAGAACTCTTGAAGGTACGATGCATGCGCCAGTCGGAAGTTATGTTATACAAGGAGTACGTGGAGAAATTTACTGCTGTAAAGAAGATATCTTCCTTGAAACTTATGAGCCTGTCTTGGAGAGTGATTAAATGTTAGTAAAAGAACTAATAGAAAAGCTCAAGGAAATGCCTCAAGATGCACTGATAGTAGTACCTGGCGATGGTGATTTTGCCGTTGCCGAGTGGGTAGAATTAGAAAAGAAAGAGAGCGCGGATCGCTTTATAGAAGATGCAAATCAAACTTCAGTGGTATCGATAACTTAATAATAACCACTTAATCTACATAAATAATTTAGTCTTAAAAAGCCGTTAAAATACGGCAATATATATTAGAATTTAGCATATAGAATAAGAGGTGTGATGATGAACGATATCTGTATGGTATCTCCAACTCTCGATAAAGAAAAAGGCTCGTTAGAAAAACAAATAGAAACCATTGAACGTCTTACTAGGACATTAAATTTAAGTATTGAGAATACGCAGATGTTTATATTTAGTGATCCTAATAGTGGTAGTGTTGTCTGTAAGGAAGAACATCTTGCTTCAAACAGCCTAGAGGGAAGGTTAGACGATCTTGCTTCTGAATTAGAAAAAATCGTATCAAAGAGCAATCTAATTAATGACATTTTAAGAGACAAGTTAGGAACAATGACTCTCTAATAACTTAATACACAGCACTTAACTTCGGTTAGGTGCTTTTTTATTTGCAAGGTGGTGATAACAGATGGCAAGAGGAAGACCGAAGAAATTTGACAGCGTAAGTGAAATGCAGAAAAAGATAGATGAATACTTTGAAAGCAGAGATAAAGCCGGTCTTGGATACACTATTACTGGGCTAGCATTGGGGCTGGGAATGACAAGAGAAACTCTTTTGCAGTATGAAAAAAACAGTGAATTTTCTGACGCTATAAAAAAAGCGAAAACGAAAATAGAAGAATCGCTTGAACAGAGGCTTCTGGATGGCAAGAACGTTGTAGGTGTTATCTTTAATTTGAAAAATAACTTTGGATGGAAAGATCAACAGCAAGTAGAACACTCTGGAGCGGTAGATATAGTAACAATGCTGAAGAAAGCCCAGGGACGAGTGGAGAGGGGCAAAGCATGATAGAAAAAGAACTGATTGAATTTATTGCACAGTTTGAATATGATCCTGCTGGCTTTGTGAAAGCTATGTATCCATGGGGAGAGGGAGAGCTGGAGAATAAATGGCCGCAAAAGTGGCAGCTTGAACTCATGGAAGAGCTTGCGGCTAGTATGAGAGATGACCCGTGCAGGCTTATTCGAAACGCGATATCTTCCGGGCATGGTATCGGAAAGAGCGCTGTGGTAGCTTGGCTTATTGAGTGGGCGATGTATACCCGGGCAGACACAAGGGTAGTAGTAACAGCGAATACAGACACGCAGCTGAGGACAAAAACATGGCCAGAGCTTGGGAAGTGGCACAGGCTCAATATAGCGAGTGAGATGTTCGTGTATACTGCGACGTCTATGTATAGCATAGTAGAAGGCCATGATAAAAACTGGCGTGCAGACGCTATCCCATGGAGCAAAAGCAATCCTGCAGCATTTGCGGGCTTACATAATCAGGGCAACCGAATACTGCTTATTTTCGACGAGGCTTCTGAAATAGAAGATGTTATCTGGGAAGTAGCAGAGGGCGCGATGACAGATTCGGACACAGAACTTTTGTGGCTGGTTTTCGGCAATCCGACTAAAAACATAGGCCGTTTTGCGGACTGTTTAGGCAAAGAGCGGCATCGCTGGCATACTCGGAAAATAGACAGCAGGACAGTAGAGATAACGAACAAGAAGCTGCTCAATGAGTGGATCGAAACCTATGGTCTTGAGAGTGACTTTGTTAAGGTTCGTATATTGGGTGAACCTCCGAGTTCTAGTGAACTACAGTTTATAGGACGCAATGTAATAGAAGCTGCACAGTCAAGGAGCATCACAGGTAAAGACGTCGAATTTGCGCCTGCTATTATCGGCGTTGATCCTGCTTGGGGCGGGAAGGATTCAGCAGTTATCTATCTGCGCAAGGGCAACCTCAGTAAGCTGCTTTACGAAGAGCCGAAGAGCGATGATAATTTTGCCTTCGCTGAAAAGGTAGCACTGTTTGAAGATAAGTATAAAGCACAGCAGGTCAATATAGATTTTGGTTATGGACAGGGTATTTACTCTGCCGGCAAATACATGGGTCGCGCCTGGAACCTTGTAAATTCGTCCATATTGGCAAACAGTAGACAGTACGCCAATAAGCGCATGGAAATGTGGGCAAAAATGAAACAATGGCTTATAGACGGTGGCTGCTTGGATGAATTAGACAGAGAAATAGCGACAGAACTTATGATGCCTGAGGCATATGTAAATGACCGCGGGCAAATACAGCTCCAGCGAAAAAGGGATATGCCGTTCAGTCCCAACAGAGCAGATGCTTTAGCACTGACGTTTGGGCGTGAAATGAAAGTTAGCACTCCCGCGCTTGACCTGCTGAAAAGGAGCAGGCAACAAGGCAGTGCCAGAAACTATAACCCGCTGGCAAAGCTATAAGGGAGGTGAGAACAATGAGTAGCCTGACAAATAAATTGTTTGGAGCACCTGCAACTGAGGTACCTAAGGTAGCGGCAGCAGCTACAGATGTAAGTGGCAGAGCAGATGGTACAAGCGCATTAGACCAGCAGCGCAAAAACAAGAAAAAATTTAACTTCGCAGCAACACAGGGAAGCGTGACCAGCGGCGAAACATTTGGGGTGTAAGCGATGAAAACAGATGTAATGAAACTTGAGGAAGCCAAACGCATACACGATGAACTGTTTAACGCCAAGGACTATCAGAACTGCCTTGTCATGTGGCGCCGTATCCAGCAGTATCAAATACCTTTTTTGGGCGAGTTGGACGGACGAGACAAGATGATAAAGCGTGACGCAGGTATTATCGACGGCACAGCGTGGAGAGCTGCCCAGATATTCGCCGGTGGTATGACGAATGGCTCTGTTCCTCAAACTGTGGAATGGTTTGATCTGCAGTCACGCTTTGCAGAGGATGACCAGACACTGAAAGCTATTTTGCAGGATCAGAGGGATACGATCAATAAGGCGCTCAATGCCAGCAACTTCTATTCATCGATCTATAGTGCAAACCTTGAGCTTGCCTTTGGGCAGTCTCCGCGTGGTAGTTTCTTCATTCCGGATAGAGGGATGGTATTTGAAAATTATTCTATTGGGTCATATGCCTATGCGCTGGATCCGTGGCAAGAAGTGACACACTTTGCAGTCAAAAAGGAAATGAGCTTGTCTAAGATAGTGAGCAAGTTTGGACTTGGAGCTCTGCCTGAGAGACAACAGCAGGAGTACAAAGACGGGAAAAACAATGGCCGTCTTATGAAAGTCTACTGGCTGCTGACAAAGAATCCTGCTTATGACAATAAGGCACTCGGACCGAAAGGGAAACGATATGTATCCCTTTATTGGCTGGATTGCAGCGATAAGGAATTTATCCATGCAGGAGGGTTTGAGACCTGCCCGATCACGATAATGCGGTATCTGGCTATTCCTAATAGCGATTATGGCATTGGGCCTGGCTGGTTTGCTGACAGTGACAACAGGGTGATGTTTGACTTGCTTAAAGCCGCCGCAGGAAATATGGAGCTGTTCTATGATCCAGCACTACAGGCGCCGCCAGGAACTGATACGGATTATAGACCGGGTGCTGTGACAGAGGTAGATATGCAGCTGGGCAAGGTACAGTCGCTGTTCGACATAGCACCGGTATTTGACAAAGTGTATGATATAGCCGCAATAAGGGAAGACAAAATTAACGCAGCCTATAATACGAATTTATTTGCGATGCTCGAACAGCAGAAGTTCGATAATACAGGTCGTACAGCGTATGAATGGAGCCTGAGGCAGCAGGAGAAGATGCAGCAGCTCACACCGGTTGTAACGCGTATCAATACAGAGGTACTAAGCCGTGACATAAAGCGGGTGTATGGTATCTATACGCAAAACGGTGTCTTTGAAATGCCGCCTGAATATGATGGTATGGAACTGGAAATCGAATATGTATCCCCGCTGGCAAAACTGCAGAGGATGAGCGGAGTACAAGATTATGAATCAGCGCTGGCAGCAATAGGCCAGACGGCGCAGCTCAAGCCGGGTGTAGTGAATATGCTGAACGAAAGCGTGTTCTTGCGTAAGTGGATAGATGATCTGGGCGTTAAGAGTGAGATACTCTACACGGATGAGGAATACGCCGAGATCCAGCATCAGCAGGCTCAGGCGGTTCAACAGCAAGAACAAATGCAGGAAAGCATGGCAGTAGCCCAGGCATTGCCAAATGTTACGCAGGCTGCCGCCAATCTTCAGGAGATGGCAGACAATGGCAGTGTAGCGCCGCTGGATAACTTGCTCAGCAGTTTGCGGGGTGGCATATGATGCAGGCGAGAAAAATAGCAAAGTTAAAAGAACTGGAAAAAAAGGAGGCCTGCGACGACTTTTTGAAAGCGCAGGCCAGACCAAAGGATAAAGAAGCGTATGAGTTTCTGCTTAGCGATGAACGTGGCAGATGGTTTTTAACTAAACTTTTGGTAGCAAATTATTATTATACATCTACCTTTACCGGCAATGCTGATACCTACCGAAAGGAAGGTGCTAGAAAGGCAGTGCTTGCGGTAACGGATGAGATACGCAAACTGGGAGAAGAGGGAGTACTGCAGCTTCTTAGAGCTGAGGGAGAACGCTTCGCCTGGATACGCGAACAAGAAGCAAACTTTGAAAGGAGCTACAAAGATGGAAGAAACAAATAACCTCAACAATAACATGAATGAGGAACAGCCGGCAGAGCCTGTACAGGAACAGCAGAAGGAAACAGAACCGGTGCAGGAAGCCGAAAAAGAGCCGGTGCAAGAGCCCGCACCCAAGCAGGAAAAGGAACCTGATAAGGCGGAAGATACACCCAAGCAAACAGTTGATGAGACTTTTGTAAAGTCTAAACTCACTGAGCAGTTAGGGGATTTGGCAACGCCGGAGCTTGTGACAGAGTGCATAGAACAATTGAATACTATCGGGATTACTGATCCTGATATGGCAAAGAAAGCTCTCGATTATGTATGTAATGCGAGGGCTAATTTTATGACTGCTAACACTGAAGAAGCGTTAAAACATTTCGGGGCTACATTTGACAACGTAACGCCGGAATACCAAAAAGCGATCAGTGAGGCCAGTGTGACTATGAACGCACTGGAAAGTAAAATCCCCGGGCTAAAGCAAGTCATAGATAGAGCCGGTATTCAAGGCAATATCAAGATCATTCAGCTCATGCAGGCGCTGCATCCTCTTGTGGGAGAGGATGGGAACCTTATGAGCGGTGGTACGGGTGCTGTAAAAGCATCTTCCAGTCTGGCCGATATTATGTTCGGCGACTTAAATAAGAAGGAGTGATTTAAATGGCAGAAGTAGTAGAAAAACTTAATCCAACAATTCATGACGTGATGGCGGTGATGTCCCCTGATGGGCAGCTAAAAGAAAACGCTATCGTAAATCTCCTGGCTGAGACCAATGAGATTTTGGAAGATTCTGTGGTAGTAGAAGCCAACAATGGAGACAGTAACAAAGAGGTAATCAGTACTTCTCTTCCCGGTGAAGCGCTGCGTTATTATAACGACGTAATAAAACCAGAGCCTGGCAGCTTTGCTGCGATGACTGATTTTAGTGCAATGTTCTACCGTCCTGTAGTTATCGACAAGGCGTTGTACGAGTTGAATGGTATGCGGAACCGTTTCCTGCTGGCGCAGTCCCGCCCGCAAATCGAAGCAATCAATCAGGCAATGGCCCGCAGCATGATTTATGGCGGTACTGCTGACGGCAAAGACCGTATGCTGGGACTGGCAGAACGTTATAACACACTGACCCGTAAGACTGACGGCATTCTGCCCGAAACCGCAGAATATGTGTTAGATGCAGGAGGTACAAGCGCTAACCTTACTTCTATCTGGTTCGTGGTATGGAGCTATGATAATGGCGTATATACTTTCTATCCCAAAGGAACTAAGGCAGGTCTGCAGCAGGGTGCAGTCGTTGAGGACGATACTATGGCAGTAGGCGGTGGCTATATGCCGGGTATCAAGACTTCTTTCAGCTGGGCTTCCGGCTTGGTGGTAAAAGATTTACGTCAGGTAGTGCGTATCTGCAATATTGATATCAACACTATTGAAAGCGGCAAACTTATCAGCCTGATGATCGAAGCATCTGAGCGTCTGCACAACACCAGCACTGGCCGTCCGGCAATCTATATGAATCGCAAGGTAAGAACCAAGCTGCGTCAAGACATCGTGGCTAACCGTCAGCTTGGAGCGATGTTTGATTATTCCAGTGCCAAACCGAGATTGGAAGGTATTGAGGGACGCAAAATCATGAGCTTTGACGAAATGCCTATTCGTCGTGTAGATCAGATTCACATGAATGAAGCGCGTGTTATTTAATATAGGCCGCATTATGCGGCCTTAACTACTAAATTTATAGGAGTGATAGATTATGAAATATGATGTACAGGCAGCAAATGCAATCGCAGCCGATTATGCTGCAGGCGACTTGCCAAAGATTATCGATACTGGAGCTTCTTTCTCCAATACTATTTATCCGAATGCCCAATATGGAGTATCTCTTGATGGTTTAGCTACAGCTGACGTGACTGTGACTGTGAGCGCAGGCAATAATACAGATGGCACAGGTAAGGAAGAACTTTTTAAAGTTACGGTCAAAGAAGGAAGCCGACTTGGTTATGCTCCTATCCCGACTATTCCGGGACGTTATATCTTTGCGTCTGCAGCAGGTGAGTATAGCGGTAAGATTACAGCAGGCATCGTATACGGTGTTGCTTCTCCCATGGGGGTTGGCCTAAATGTCTAAATATGTATGTACTAAATACTGTCAGGCAAGAGTTAATGGGCAGATCAAGAACTTTAAGCCGGGAGATATGTGTGAATTCGCAGCTAAGGATACTTTCCCGGAGAACTGCTTCAGACTAATTGCCGGAGCAAAAACAACAGTGTCTAAAAAGGACGAGTAAAGAAACTGAGCGGGCAAGCCCCGCTCTTTCTTCCAAAGGCAGCAGCAATGCTGCTTCTGGAAGAGGGAGGTAATATTATGCAATATTCAATAGTCGACATATGCAATTTAGCACTTGTTCAGCTGAAAGTACGGCCTATAATCGGCCTTAAAGACGGAACAGAAGAAGCCAGGCAATGTGATAAAATGTTCCCGTTTGCACTTAGCCAGCTGCTGGCCATGAGTAATTGGAGTTTTGCAAAAATTAGAAGAACAATAAGCAGGCTTGATGTAAAGGCGCTTGATAAAAGCTATCTGCCAAAGGAAAAGCTGAACTACTTCAAGTATCCAAGTGACGCTGTAAGAATCAGGAGCGTTATTTTAGATGGCAGGGTGTTTGAATGGGATAAACCTGAAAATGATAATGGGTACGAGATAATGAGCGTCAAAACAAAAACGCCGCAAGAATCGTTTATACAAGTATTTGCGACTAAGGCAAGACATTTGGAAATTGAATATACCAGGTACATAGACAATCCGCAGTTTTGGCCGCCGCTGTTTGCTGAGGCAGTTGTACGCTATCTGGCCTATATGCTTTCTACTGTAGTTAGCGGGTCTTCTGGAAGTGCGGAGACGCAGTACCAATTGTTCCAGCTGGCCTTTGCCAAAGCATCTGCCGGCAATAACAATGAACGTAAACAAACATTACGTCCGGAACCTAAGATTTTTAGGGGGTGCTGGTAATGTACAGGGATCTGCTTAATAACTTCACCGGTGGTATAGCGTCGCCTGATGTGCTGTCTCGGCTTGATATGGATAAATATAGAACCTTCTTAAAAGATTGTGTAAATGGAACGGTAAAGCCTTATGGCAGTATTTATAAGCGGATGGGGACAACTAATAAAGGCACGACGGCAAAGAATCAGAAAGCAAGAATAATAGCATTCAGCCAGCCTACAACTGACTATATGCTGGAATTTACAGATCGTTACTTAACAGTAAGATACAAAGGTGAAAAGGTTAGAGAACTTGAATCTCCGTTTTCAGAAGCAAACATAAAAAAGCTTAAGTTCATAAAATCGGCAGATACGATGTTTCTGGTCTGTGGTGATCTGCCGATTTATCAGCTGAAAAAAGACGGCGAAGAGTGGAGCTTTGAGGAATTAAATATTAAGATACCTCCGTTTGGAGAATTGGTGGATAATACATCGTCAGTACAGAAATACACAGCTCCAGGCAATTATATTTTTAAAGCAACGGAAACAGGGCTGCATACAGTGACAGTTGCCGGAGCTGGAGGAGGCGGCAGCGGTGTAGCCAGAAAAGCAAGCGATAAACAGAGTTCAGGCGGTAATGGTGGACGTGGTGGTCTGCATACTTTTGAAATTGAATTAACAAAAGATGCATCATATGACGTAATTGTTGGTGCGGGTGGTAAAGGCGGTGCTGTGCACTATGGAGAGGGGTACGGCAATGCTGGCGGTAACGGTGGAAGCAGCAGCGCTTTTGGCTACACCGCTCAAGGTGGTGGAGGGGCAACTGCAGCTTATAGCGTTAACTATGGTGCAAGGGACGGCTCGGCTGGTACAAGCTATGGATATGGTGGCGAAGGCGGTGCGAAAGGAGTTGCTTATTCAGATGCAGCATTGAATGGCAGTGACGGTTCGGATGGATGGGTGATAATAACCTATAACTATGATGAACAGACAGTACTTTATCCAAGCGGAACGTCCGGTATAATAACGCTCACATCTAATCAGCCATTTTTTGAAGAAGGTATGGTTGGAGATAGCATTAAACTTTATCAGGAAATTGCAACCAAAACTGCTGTTAATTCTTCCGGTGGGGAAGGAACAGGATCATCTTTGTTCGTGGGCGACAGCTGGAGTTTGCGAACATCTGGTATATGGAGCGGTACTGTAACACTGATGCGATCTAAAGACAATGTCGAATATATTGATTATGCAACATATGTGTCTAATAACGATGACTATAACGCCAGCGACAGCGGTTCGGTAGACCGTGAGGATGCATATTATTTTAAAGTGAAGTTTGCAATTACCAGCGGAACATGTACTGTAACCTTAACAAGCTTTAGCTATACGGCAGAAGGGATAATAAAACTGACAGAGGTAACAAGTGCTACGGAGGCAATTGGTACGCTTATACGTTCGCTTGGTTCTACAGACAGTATAGATGAGTTTGCTTTATCTGAATTCAGTTCAACGAGAAAGTACCCTTCCTGCATAGAGTTCTTTCAGGATCGCATGGTATTGGCCAATACAGACAGCAAGCCTAATGGTCTGTGGCTAAGCAAAAGCAGTGATTATACTAATTTTGATGAACAGATAGAAGATGGGAATCTCACCGATGACAGTGCCATTAATACAAGCGTTATAGCCAGAAATGATTATGCAATAAAAAATTTGATCGCATTTCAAGACCTGTGCATTTTTACAGGCGAAGATGAGCGAATTATTTCAGGTTCGAGCGTGGTAACCCCGGCTCAGATCAGTATCAATACGCAAACAGGATGGGGAAGCAGTGAAGCTCATATCCCGTTTGTAGCAGACAATAGGGTTCTGTACATACAAAGTAACGAAGCGTATATAAGGGATTTTTCTTATAACTATGCTATGGATAGATATGATGGCACAGAGCTGACTTTGATGGTACATCATTTGCTGAATGGTAAAAAGATAGTTGATTATACCTACACTAAATATCCTGATAGTTTGATTTACCTGATACTGGACGATGGCTCGATGCTTTGCCTGACTTATATGCTGCAAGAAAAAGTGTTCGGCTGGACGAGGTTTGTCACACAAGGAAGCTATATTGCTGTAGAGACGATAAAAGAAGATGATACAGACGTTATTTATTTTGTGATAGAACGTGACGGAACTTATTACATTGAACGTCAGGAACTGGATCAGTACACCGAGGATCCGGCTGATTATTGTATGCTGGACAATGCAGATATATTCGAAAACAATGACGGATCGAATATAGTTATTGAGCGTTTCGCAGGGAAAACCGTTTGGGTAATGACCAGCGGTGATAGCTTCAATGTGAAGGAGCAAACCGCAGGTGAGGATGGAAAAATAGAGATCGAGCCTCCATTAAAAGGTGTGTATTCTAAGATAATAGTCGGTCTTGGGTATGAGTTTTCTATGACTATCCCTGAGACACATACAACTATTAAGAGTACTGGCAGCATAGTAGACCAGTCACGATGCTTAAATTCTGCTGTAGTACGGTATTATTTGAGTTATTCAGGTTACGTCTACAGTAGAAACAAAGACAGAGCTGTTCCTTTGATAAGTACACTGGATGGTGGAGGGAAAAGCCAACTTGACGAAAATTTCAGCGTTAAACTGTTGAGCGCAACTCAGAAAGTGATACTTGAACAGAACAGTGCGAGAGCAGATGAACTAACTATATTTAGTGAAGATCCTTACCCGCTGCGAATAATGTTTGTAGCGCGAGATGTGGATGTGAATGTCAGATGATAAAAATAAAGACGTATAGTGAAGATTTGTACGAAGATGTGGTCAGGGTATTTGCTAATGCTCGTGTAAATGACAGATTGATTTTTGGCAATGATATTGAAGCGGCAGTGAAACTACATATAGAGAGATCCTGTGAGATGAATGTTGCATACAATGATGAAGAGCCTATCGCCATATTTGGTCTAACAGACAGGATACCGATAGGTGCTTATAGATATCAAGCATATGTAGTAGGTACTGACAGGTTGTTTGGATGCAGAAAGAGCTTTGTAAGTATTGGAAGAGAAATATTAAAAGGCTGGCTTGAAAAATACGGTCGGCTTTATATCATGACTTGGCACTTTTATAAGCAGAGTTTTACTATGACAAAAGCGTTTGGGTTCAAGTTGAAAATGAACCTTGGCGATTTTGATATTTATGTGAAGGAGGGCGAGTGATGGGAGCGTTATTTGCAGTAGGCTCAGGATTGATGACATATATGTCAGGACAGCAGCAGGCAGCAAGTTATGATGCTCAGGCTCAGGCGCAGGAACAGAATGCTGCTATAGCAGAACGAAACAGGCAGACGGCAGCTGATCAGGCTGCACGTCAGCAGCAGGAAGCGCGACAAAGATATAATCTGGTACAGGGACAAAATACTGCGGCGCTTGCTGCGGGTGGTCTTGAATCTGGAAGCGGTTTAGGCTTGGCTTTTGGAAGAGCAAACGCAAATGCTTTTGAAAGAGACTCTCGAACAATAAACGAAAACCTGGCGAATATCGATCTTAACTACCGGCAGAATATATATAATGCACAAGCTGCAGCAGCGAATTACAGATCTGCAGCTAAGATGACAAAGAAGATAGGATTGCTGGGAGGGATTATGACGACAGCACAGGGGCTTTTCAGTTCTTCCTTGGGAGGAAAAGCAAGTAAAGGCACTGATAACTTTAGCCTTGATCCATATGATTTGACTAATGCAAGCCGTGGCAAGTCAATGACATTTGGGTTTTATAACAACAAAAGGCAGGGATTTTAGGGGGTGATAATGTGAGCGTGACAACTACGGCGACAAAGATAAGCTATGAATATAAGCCTGACACCTTATATTCTCTGCCGTTTGACTACCAAAGTGCAGAAGATGTGAAGGTCAGTTATAAAGATGCTAACGATGTGGAAGTACTTTTAAATTATGGCACTGATTACACTGTAGAAAATCTTATGGTTACTGTGAATGCAAGTTTGCCAGAAGGAACTATTTTAAAGTTTTATAGGCAAACTGGTATTGTGCAGCCTACAGTATTTCCGCCACAGGTGCTAACACAGGCGTACGAGGTTGCGATAGACCGGAATACGATGTGTATTCAGGAAATAAAAACCGATTTTGGCGAACTGCGCGAAGAGGTTGAAGAGTTTGAAGAAAAAACAACCGAGAGAATTGAGAAGTTTGAGGATGCTGCTGAGGAAGTAATATCTAAAGCTCAGGAAAGTGCGGACGCTGCAAAGAAGTCTGAAACAGCTGCTGCAGAAAGTGCTGGATCTGCTAAGGAAGATGCAGAAAAAGCAGAAGACGCAGCAGAGCGTGCAGAAGATATTTTACTTCGTTTTGAAAGCGGAACTATTACAAAAGAGTTTACGGCATCAGATAGCAGATGGACTGAAAGTAATGGCATGTGGCGTCTTACTATGGCAATGGGGAACAGCAGACTTATTGGCGTCTATAAGGAAGTCAAAAAGCCGCAGTATGAAATGGTACTTACTGGCGTATATATGGATTCAGTAAACACTATTATCGAAGTCCCCGAAAGATTTACAGGCATCGTTATACTGGCGTCGCTGACTAAGAAAACCGGTGACAAAGTATATATCAAAAATTTTACTGAAGAAGATTTTACA